TCTTCGCATCATATAGAATTCAATATTGCAAACTCACCATGTAATTTAACAAGTAATTCATTTGCAGCTTTTGCTGCATCTATTTCGTCTTTAAAGTATCCACCAGAATGACATATCCCATCTTTTTGGACAATAGCCTGATAGGTTCCATTTGGTTTATGGAATCTAACATTTTTAAATCTTTTTGTTATCTTATACACTCTATTACATGCTTGCTGACTTGGGGTAGCATATCTAAAATTTAGCCTAGTATTATTTAATATATTTCTATCCTTATGGTCAGAAAACTTACGCTTAGTTAAGAATAATATAAGAGAAACTGTTCTATGTTTAATATGTGTATAAATTCCAGTTGGAAATAATCTCCAATTATATTTAATACATTGTTCATAATCTGAGTAATTAATTAAACATATTTCTGGAGAATTGCTTAGTGGCAATACGACAATAGCGTCGTTAAAATCATCTGGAATTATTACATCTGACATACTAAACATGATACCAAAGTTGCTTTAAAATTTCTTGATTATAAAAGAATTGAATTAAATCAAGAGTAGATTTATGAGAAAGAGTTGGTTGCTTTATTTGGGGTTTTGTTGTTGTAATAATACCCCTTCTCTCTGCTTCTCTAATTACAGCAATAGGGTCA